TACCTGGTGATTATTACGTTAGCATCTCTTCTAAACTTATAAGTAATTGGACTAACGTTTCACGTGCAGCTCCTGTAAATTATTTTATAGCTTTAGAGAAAACAAGCGAGTTTCATGTATAAATATATTATACAGAAATGTTTCTCATTTAATTATGAGGATAAGGTGGAAGATGCGAATTATCGGTCTTCCTTATTTAGTCTACTTGCAAGGAGAAAAAAATGACTGAAGAAGTAAATGCGGCTGCTGAAGAAGCAGCTCCTCAACTTACCCTTGGGGATATTGCCACTGTGGTACAGATTATCGATCTAGTATCAAGGCGTGGTGGATTTGAAGGACAAGAACTGGAAACAGTTGGTGCCTTAAGATCTAGGGTAGTTAAATTCCTTGAAGCTAACAAACCTGCTGATGGTGAAACACCTGAAGGCGCGGTTCCTGTTGCTGAGGAAGCTGAAGCTGACGAAGCTGAAGCATAATCGGAGGGAGCTTCGGCTCCCTTCCAATTTTTATTATAGGATTATATTATGGAAACAAATGATAGAGCAACTCTGCTCGATGCACTTAAAAAAGGTACAGTAACTGTATCATTCACAAAACTAGACACAGGGGAACTTCGTGTTATGCCCTGCACTCTCAATCCTGAAGTACTTAAAGCAAATGGTGTAGATACCACTATTGATTATAGCGGAAAAGATATGGAGCACTATGCTGTTTGGGCATTAGATAAAAATGCTTGGAGATCTTTTCGCCTAGATACTGTTCAAGGTTGGGAGGTACTTTAATGCAAGAATTTTTATGGGTCGAGAAGTATCGACCAAAAACAATCGACGAATGCGTCTTGCCTTCTAGCATAAAAGAAAATTTCCAAAAGGTATTAATACAAGGGGAATTGCAAAACATGATGCTAACAGGGACAGCGGGCACAGGAAAGACCACCGCAGCAAAAGCATTATGTAATGAGCTTGGACTGGACTACTTATTGATTAATGGTTCAGAAGAATCTGGCATTGATACCTTAAGAAATAAAATTAAACAATTTGCTTCAACCGTTTCATTACAAGGTGGATATAAAGTAGTTATATTAGATGAAGCAGATTATTTAAATCCACAATCTACACAGCCAGCTCTTCGTGGTTTTATTGAAGAGTTTTCTGCTAATTGTAGATTTATCTTAACTTGTAATTTTAAAAATCGTATTATCGAACCATTACATTCTCGTTGTACGACAATTGAATTTAATATACCAAAGAAAGAAGCTGAAAGATTAGCTTCTGTTATGATGGCTCGTTTAATGCTTATCCTTGATGATGAAGGTATAAAATACGAGCATTCAGTCCTAGCAGAATTAATTATGAAGCATATGCCTGATTGGCGTAAAGTTATAAATGAACTTCAAAGATATTCTGTAAGTGGTGTTATTGATTCTGGAATATTGGTACAACTATCAGATGTATCAATGACAAATTTAGTATCTTTTCTTAAGGAAAAGAATTTCAAACAAATGCGTAAATGGGTTGCTGATAATATGGATAGCGAACCAGTTGCTATATATAGAAAACTATACGATAACATGAACGAGTATGTTGAAGCTCAATCTATACCACAATTGGTTCTTATATTAGCTGATTACCAATATAAGAATGCATTTGTAGCAGATCATGAACTTAACACAGTTGCATGTTTAACCGAAGTAATGGCCGGAGTAAAATTTAAATGAAATCAACAAATGAAGTAGAAATCTTAAAGCATAACGTAAAAGAACTACAAAGTCAACTACACTCAGCTCAAGTAAGAATTGCAGCTTTAAATTCTAAATTAGTAGAATATAGAACTAAATATCGCGATCTTGTAGACAATAACGAATATAAAGAAAAATATCGTAATGCAATTGATCAACAATTGGATTATAAAATGACACAAAAAAGTTTAACTGAACTTAATTACGACGGTAACGAAACACGTGGCAGGTACGGAGAAGATGAATCCATTTGATTATTTAAATGCTATCAATATGACCAAGAAAGATATAATGGTCGATGATATAGCAGAAAAAGACTATAATTCTTTTATGGTTAATCGTGGATTATCATATTTTGCTGATACTGTTTTATATGCCAATGAAATGAATAGACACCATCAGATAGATGGGCGTCTTCAATTTGATTTTTTTATAAATATAATTAGAAAGAAGAAAAGGTTTTCAAAGTGGTTTAAATCTACTGAAGATGAAAACATTAGTATTCTAAAAGAATATTATGGATATAGCAATGAAAAGGCTAAATCTGTTTTATCATTATTAAGTATTAATCAAATTGAAGATTTGAAACAAAGGATTTATAAAGGTGGAAGAACAAAAGCAAATAAGTAATTGGCAGCCTGATATGATGCTGGAAATTACGCTCAACGAACCTGATGACTTTCTCAAAGTAAGAGAAACACTAACTAGAATTGGTGTTGCTTCTAGAAAAGATAATAAGTTATTTCAGTCATGTCACATATTGCACAAACAAGGAAGATACTTTATTGTGCATTTCAAAGAACTCTTTTTACTAGACGGAAAGCCTAGTAATTTATTAGAAAACGATGTACAACGTAGAAATACTATTGCTGTGCTTCTAGCTGATTGGGGATTAATATCATTACTCAATCCAGAGGCAGCAAAGGATGTAGCTCCATTGAGACAAATAAAGGTTATACCTTTTAAAGATAAGTCTCAGTGGGAACTATGCCCTAAGTACAATATTGGAAACAGTAGTAAAGATTAAAAGACTGCGTTGCAGACCTTATGAATCCTACCTGATTTCATGAATTTGTGAAATTGTTTTAACTTTAGTTTAAGATATTTTTGCATATTAGTATTATTTATACAACTTTGTAACACAACTGTAACATTATAGGAACTAAAGTTATATAAATATAATTGAAGAATGCGGCATTGGGCCGGTTCTCGACAACCTTGCTATTTAATAGGAGGAAAATAAAATGGTAAGAAATACAATGAACGTACCACGTTCTTTATTCGTAGGCTTTGAGCCTTTATTGGATGAATTGGAAAGAATTCATTCTAACGGTCGTACTAACGATAACTATCCACCACACAATGTTGTGAAGATCGATGAAGAAAAATTCTTAATCGAGATGGCTTTGGCCGGCTTCAAACAGGAAGACATATCAGTCGAGGTTAAGGATGGAATATTGAAAGTCAAAGGTGAAATGCCAGCTGATGAACGTGAATTTGCGTATAAAGGTATATCGTCCCGCAAATTTGAGAAGAGCTTCCGCCTCTCAGAATTTGTCGTAATAGACGGTGCTGATCTTAAAGATGGAATACTCGTAGTGTATGCTAGAGTTGAACTCCCTAAAGAGAAGCGTCCTAGGAAGATCGAAATAGGGTCTGCTGGGGCATCAACAAAGAAAGAATTTTTACAAGAGTAAAAGTTCTCAATTAGCGAAAACTCAGTAGATAGTTGAAACACTTTTTACTGGAGATAAATAATGACGAAGATTATAACTTATGTTCATGATCATTCAATTTATGATATCGCTAAGACCTTTTGTGAAATTATGGAACCTGTATTGATTTTTGCCGTGTGTCTGGGAACAGCACCAGCATTAATCTGGTTAGCCCAAATGTCATATTAGGTTAAAGCATGATCGAGGGAGGGAGGTAAAACTCCCTCTCATTTTATGAAAAAAAACCTTTACATTATGCGAAAAATGTGTTATAATAATACTCTATATTATGGAAATACTGCATGAATTTTTACACTAACATTACTCGTTATGGCAATATGATTCTCCTTCGTGGATTTGAAAATGGCCAACGTATCAGTCGTAAAATCAAATATCAACCAACTCTTTTTGTAAGTTCTCCAAAGGGAACATGGACTTCTTTGTCTGGAGTTAAATGTGAACCACTTAGATTTGAATCTATGAGGGATGCTAAGAATTGGGTTGATGAAAATAAGCAGGTAGCAGGTCGCCAAATCTTTGGAAACACTCGCTATCTTTCTTCTTTTGCGAATGATTACTACCCAGGGAAAATCAAATTTGATCGTAACCTAATTAACGTAACCTCTATTGATATTGAGGTTGCTTCTGATGATGGCTTTCCAGAGCCACAAGACGCTAACAAACCAGTTACTGCTATTACAATAAAAAATAATATTGACAACACATATTATGTGTGGGGTTGCGGTGACTATGATGTTTCAAAATCTTTAATGAAAACTAATCGTGTTGTTTACTTTAAATGCGATACCGAAGCTATGCTTCTTACTAAATTTATCGAACATTGGCGAATACCTTCAAATACTCCGGACGTAATTACTGGTTGGAATTGTCGATTCTTTGATATGTCTTATCTTATAAATCGTATCAATAAGCTTATGCCAGGAGAAGCCAATAAGCTATCTCCCTGGGGTATGGTTGATGAACGTAACATTACAAAAATGGGTCGAACTCAATATGGCTTTTCGATTGGTGGTATTGAAATACTTGACTATTACGAATTGTTTAAAAAGTTTGGTTATTCGTACGGTCCACAAGAATCGTACAAACTAGATCACATTGCTAATATTGTACTTGGCGAAAAGAAACTATCGTATGAAGAACATGGATCACTACATAGTCTATACAAGTTTGATTACCAAAAGTTTATTGATTACAACATTAAGGATGTTGAATTAGTTGAACGCATCGAAGATAAAATGGGACTAATTACTTTGGCTATGACTATAGCATACAAAGGTGGTGTCAATTATACCGATACGTTTGGCACTACTGCAATATGGGATACGATTATTTATCGTGATCTTTATGAAAACAAAGTAGCCATTCCATTTGCAGAAGATAAAATTAAAACACCATATCCTGGTGGCTATGTTAAAGAACCAATCATAGGACTACATCGTAATGTAGTTTCCTTTGATTTAAATTCACTATATCCTTCTTTAATTATGCAATACAATATGTCTCCTGAAACAATTGCCACAGGAGAAATGACTAACTTAGACGTGGATTCAATATTAAATAATCCTTCTATAGTTAATAACAATGGAAAGGCTGTTGCGGCAAATGGCCAATACTTTAATATAAATAAATTAGGTGTGTTGCCGAAGATCATTAATGATCTTTACACTGAACGCGTTGATATCAAAAAGGCAATGCTTGACTCTCAACGTGAATTACAAAAGGTAGACAAAAATGATAAACAAGACTTATATCGAATCGAAAGAGATATTACCATTAACGAGAATAGGCAAATGGCTATTAAGATTCTCCTTAATTCTCTTTATGGCGCTTTGGGCAACAAGTACTTCCGATTCTTTGATCAACGAATTGCCGAAGGAATTACTCTTACCGGACAACTTACTATACGATGGGCTGAAAACGCGGTCAATCAATACCTTAATCGATTGCTCAACACTTCGACCGATTATGTTATCGCAATCGACACAGACAGCGTGTATGTTAGCCTAGATGCTTTAGTACAAAAGTTTAAACCAACTAACGTTACTGATTTTCTAGATAAAGTTTGTTCTGAAAAACTAGAACCAGTATTGGCTGAATCATATGCTTATATGTTTGAAACCCTAGGTGGTATTGAAAACAAAATGGTTATGAGTAGGGAAGTTATTGCTGATGTTGGTATATGGACTGCCAAGAAAAGATATATTCTAAATGTTCAAGATAACGAAGGTGTTCGTTATGCAGAACCTAAACTAAAAATCATGGGTATTGAAGCTATTAAATCTTCTACACCTATGCCATGTCGTGATGCTCTAAAAGCTATATTCCAAGAAATTGTTTCTGGTTCTGAATCACATGTACAAAAATCTATTGATCAATTTAAAACATATTTCAAATCGTTACCGCCAGATCAAATTGCTTTTCCTAGAGGTATAACTAATATAAAATCGTTTAAAGATAATCAAACCATCTACAAAAAAGGTACACCAATTCATGCTCGTGGTGGATTGCTATATAATAAGATGCTACTTGATTTATCTTTACAAAAAAAGCATCAACAAATTGGTAATGGCGATAAGATTAAATTTATCTATTTAAAAACACCAAATGTTCTGAAAGAAAATGTTATCAGCTTTCCAGAGTATTTGCCTGAAGAGTTTGGGTTGCATAACTATATTGATTATGATTTGCAATTTCAAAAAACTTTTCTAGATGCGATTGATCCAATACTAGATGCGATTGGATGGTCCTCAAAAGAGGTAGCGAACTTAAATGACTTTTTTGCATAAAGGGGTTTACTTTTTAATTAAACTGTGTTATAATATACACATTGGAGAAAAAAAATGAAAAATATACAATTACTTAGATTAACATCAGGTGAAGAAGTTATTGGTAATGTATCTGATACTGATGATAGTTGGTATGTTGAAGATGCAATTGTCATGATTCCAGCCGGTGAAGGCAAACTTGGCTTTATGCCATGGATGCCATATACAAAAGCTAAAGATGGTGTTGAAATACCAAAGAAACATGTTATGTTTGTGGTTGAACCTATTGATGATCTAAAAGAACAACATACACAAGCAACGTCTGGTTTAGTTATACCAAAGCAGGGAATAGTAAAATGAGTAAAGACTGGGTAAAAGATATACACCTAATGCAAGGTAAATATCTAACACGTCAATGGGTTAAAGATAATCCAGAAAAATGGAAAGCTTTTCTAGATTTTAGAATTGATTTTATAAGAGAAGAATTAGAAGAAACAGAAGCAGCATTAGTTAATATGGATGCTGAAGAAATAGTTGATGGTCTTATTGATCTATGTGTAGTAGCAATTGGTACACTTGATGCCTTTGGTGTTAATCCATACAAAGCATGGGATGAAGTACTAGAAGCTAATATGGCAAAAGAAGTTGGTAAAAAGCCATCAAGGCCAAATCCACTTGGTGTTCCAGATCTAATTAAACCTGATAATTGGAAAGGACCAAGCCATAAAGGAAACCATGGTAAGCTTAACAATATTCAATAGTATATACGATAATAAAACTCATCAAAGAATGGATTATGATTCTTTCGATGAGTTTGAATCTGTTCTATTTAAATTGTCTAAAAGTACAAAGTATCCAACAAAAAAAGATGCTCCTTTAATTAGTCCAGCAATCTACAAAAAAGATGCCACTCGTTGTAATGATGGAGTTACTGCTTGGGCTGGTTGGTGTGCAGTAGATGTTGATGTTGAAGTAGAATCTGAACCATGGAAAGAATACAAACATATAAAATATAGTACTGCATCTTCAACTAAAGAATTACCTAAATTTAGATTAGTATTTCCTTTGACAAGATATGTTGATAAAGAAGAAATCAAACATTTCTGGTTTGCTCTTAATAAACAATTAGGAGAAGTAGGTGATGCTCAAACTAAAGATTTATCTCGTATGTATTATATTCCAGCATTATATAATGATGCTTTTAATTTTATTGAAAAAAATGATGGTATAATTATGGATCCCACGGTGCTTATGGAATCACATAGGTATGTAGTATCAGAAGGTAGCTTTTTTGATAAGCTTCCACCAGCAATTAAACAAGGTCTTATGGACCATAGAAAAAATCAACTAAATAATAAAAATTATACATGGACTAATTATAAAGATTGTCCGTTTGTAAATCAAAAGAAAATTGAAGAATATAAAGTTTTAAACGATGGTTGGTACTATGCGTTATATCAATTAATGGTTTCTATTGCCGGCAATGCTATATCAAAAGGTTATCCAATTACATCAAAAGAAATCGAGTATCTAATCAGAGACTTAGATGCCGATACAGGCAATTGGTATTTAAAACGTCCAATTGATAAAGAAGCAGATAGAGCAATTGAATTTGTTTTTAGTAAAAATATATAGGAGAAAATATGAAAATACCTGATTCAGGATCTAAATGGTTTTTGCCAATGCATTATACTATTATGGGAGTAATCTTTATTTT